AAGATCACGATGGCCCTGAGAAGAAGGGTCAAGAACTTCCAATGACCTATTCTCAGTTCATGAAACTTGGTGGTTGGGGTCAATCATCTGCTCGTGGTGCTGATAAATCACAAGGCGATATGAAGCCAGTGATGCAGGGTTCTTCTAAAGTTACTGAATCAGTTGAACTTGATGAAGCAGTAAAACCAGGTAACGTAAAACTCAAGTCTGGTGAATCTGTGATGTTAAGTAAAGATGACGCTGAAGCCATTAACGATGCAATGAAAGAATTAAATTCTTCTAATAAAAAGAAAATGCAAGACGAACTCATGAAGGATAAGAAGTCATTTATGAGTATGGTCAAATTCGCAAAGACTGCGGCATAAGGAATAAATCATGGCACAAGTAATTACAGTCAATCAAAATAAAGGTAGCCGTGGTACAGGTATTCTTGTTGTTCGTTCAGATGCTACTGGCTTTATTGGCACAAATGGTGTTGAAGGTGTAAGCCTAGCAAACACCGCTGGAGAAACAATTTCCGCTATGCATGTTGCAGAGATTGCTTGGTCATGTGCTGCTGCCGCTACGTGGACAATCAAACGTGGTAATGGTGTTGGTGCTAATACAATTTGGACTACAAACGGTACAAGTGGGTTGTTAGATTTCCAAGCGAGTCAAATGAGATTAGAACCTGCTGGCTCTGAAACAGCAAACGTAAGTTTCACACTTGCTGGTGGCGCTGGTAACATCATCATTAAGATGCATAAGAATTCTGGAGAATAACTCATGAAACTTATCACCGAAATTCACGAACAAGACATCGAATTTATTACCGAAGCAAAAGAAGACGGTGGTAAGAACTATTTCATTGAAGGTGTATTCATGCAAGGTAACATCAAGAACCGTAATGGTCGGATGTATCCTATGAAAACACTTATGAATGAAGTCAAACGATACAACGAAGAATATGTAGAACAGAACCGTGCATATGGTGAACTTGGACATCCACAAGGTCCAACGATTAACCTCGAGCGTGTATCACATATGATTAAACAACTTAAACAAGATGGTAATAATATTATAGGTCGTGCAAAAATCATGACTGAAACGCCAATGGGTAAGATTGTAAAAAATCTTATGGATGAAGGCGCAAAACTTGGTGTATCATCTCGTGGTATGGGCACACTTAAACCTTCAAGAGAAGGTGTGAACATGGTTCAATCAGATTTTCAGTTAGCTACCGCTGCTGATATTGTTGCGGATCCTTCTGCTCCAAATGCTTTTGTAGAAGGTATCATGGAAGGTGTAGATTGGATTCAAGATGTAAACGGAAACTGGGTTTCGCAATTCATTGAAGAAACTCAGAAAGAAATTCGTAAAGTTTCAAAAGCAGAGCTACAAGAAGCGAAGTATAATGCTTTTGTTAAGTTTTTGAAGCAACTCTAAAAGATGATAATTTATAAATAATAATGAAATTGAAACAAATGACTATTTCAATAAGGAGATAACAGATGTCCGAAGAACAAGTATTAGAGAACATGGACGCTGAAGTTCTTGAGACTGAAGATGAGGATCTTTTAGAGTTCAAGGCAAGCATGGGCGATCCATCTGAAGTACCGGAGCCTTCTACAAAGAAAGCTGACGAAAAGAAAAAAGGCAAAGGCGAGCCAATGCCAAAGCTGAATACAAAAGCTGGCATGATTAATGCTGCTGTTCAAGCTATGTCAAAGATGAACAAACAAGATTTGCAATCTGCTTATAGCAAAGTGTTCAATGAAGACCTAGAAGAAGATGAAGAAGTATTGTTTGATGAAGATGCACCACGTGCACTTTCTTCTATTACTTCTGCTGACATTGACATCTCAGAAGATGTTGATGCAATCTTTAATGGTTCCGAACTAACAGAAGACCACAAAGAAAAGATTCAATTAGTATTTGAAGCTGCTGTAGTTGCTAAAATCAACGAAGAAATTGCTAAGTTTGCAGTTGAAGTTGAGTCTGATGCAGAAGTTACAAACACTCAAATCGTTGAAGAACTCACAGAAAAAGTTGATTCTTATCTTGACTACGTTGTTCAAGAGTGGGTCGAAGAAAACAAACTCGCCATCGAAAAAGGTGTTCGTGCTGATATGGTCGAAGACTTTATGCGTGGCTTGAAAGACCTTTTCACAGAGCATTATGTAGATGTTCCTGAAGAAAAAGTTGACGTTGTTGAAGAACTCTTTGACAAAGTTGAAGAACTTGAATCCAAACTCAACTCTCAGATTGATGAGAATGTTGAACTACTTGGTAAGGTCAAAGACTTTGAGAAAGAAGTTGTTTTTGCTGAGTCAACCGATGAACTAACAGACACACAAGTTGCAAAACTTCGTAGTCTAGCAGAGGGTATTGAATTTGTCTCAGAGGAAGATTTCTCTAAGAAAGTTTCAATGCTTAAAGCGCAGTATTTTGATATCGCTGAAGAAACTGTTGAAACAGTTATTGTCGATGATGAGAATGACCCTGTTGCTATCGAAGAAGAAAAGCAGGGTCCAACAGGTGCGATGGCACGATATACTCATGCCATTTCAAGGTCTGCTAAAAAATAATTTTATTATAAATAATCAATGAAGGCTGATTACAATACCGTAAGGAGAAAATCAAATGTTTCTATCTGAAGATTTACAGAAGAAGTGGCAGCCAGTACTTGAGCATCCTGAACTAGATACTATTAAGGATTCTCATCGTCGTGCTGTTACTGCAACACTTCTCGAAAACCAAGAGCGTGCTGCTCGTGAAGGTTCTAATGGTTCTGGCGGTTATTCCGAACCATCACTACTTGGCGAAGCTGCACCAACTAACGCAATGGGCGCTTCTAGCTCGGTCGCAGGTGACGGCAACGTCGATATCTTCGATCCAGTTCTAATCTCACTTGTTCGTCGTTCCATGCCTAACCTAATTGCATATGATGTTGCTGGCGTTCAGCCAATGACAGGTCCAACTGGACTAATCTTTGCAATGCGTCCTCAGTACGCTGCACAAGGTGGCGACGAAGCTCTCTACAACGAAGCTGTAACCAGCTTCTCTGCTTCTTCCAACAACTCTGTTGGTGCTGCTAACATCAATCCTGGTCGTGACCAGGCTGCTGGTGCTGGTACAGTTCAAACTGGTGCTGATCCAACCGCTCGTGCTTCTGGTTCTGGCTACACAGTAACACCTGGTATGTCAACATCCACTGCTGAAGCCCTTGGCGATGCCTCTGGTAACCATTTCTCAGAAATGGCTTTCTCAATTGAGAAAGTTGCTGTAACAGCAGTATCACGTGCTCTTAAAGCTGAGTACACCATGGAATTAGCTCAAGACTTAAAAGCTATCCACGGTCTTGACGCTGAAACAGAGTTAAGCAACATTCTCTCCGCTGAGATTCTTGCTGAAATCAACCGTGAAGTTGTTCGTACAATTAACTACACAGCTACTGCTGGCGCACAACAGAACGTTACAACAACAGGTACTTTCGACCTAGACGTTGACGCAAACGGTCGTTGGTCAGTTGAACGCTTTAAAGGTCTAGTATTCCAGATCGAGCGTGAAGCTAATCAAATTGCTAAGTCAACTCGTCGTGGTAAAGGTAACATCATGATCTGTGGTTCAGACGTTGCTTCTGCTCTTCAGATGGCTGGTGTACTTGATTACACACCTGCTCTTTCTGCTAACCTTAACGTTGATGACACAGGCAATACTTTCGCTGGTGTTCTTAACGGTCGTATGAAAGTCTACGTTGACCCATACTTCGCAAGTGCTGCTGGTAACCAGTATGTCACAGTTGGCTACAAAGGTTCTAGCGCATTTGATGCTGGTCTCTTCTACTGCCCATACGTTCCACTACAGATGGTTCGTGCAGTTGGTGATCAGAGCTTCCAGCCTAAAATCGGCTTCAAGACTCGTTACGGCATTGTTGCTAACCCATTCGCAACATCTGCTGCTAACGGCGTCATTTCTAGCCAGCAGAAAAACATCTACTACCGTATTATGACAGTTGCAAACTTAATGTAATCTGTTTAATACTAATAATAAAAATACTAAACTGGAGGGGGGCTTTATGCTCCCCTCTTTTTTTGTCTAATCAAGTTTTATAAATAGTAGTGTAACAGATATGGAGTTTACTGTGTGGATTCGTAAAAGTTTAGTTACATTAGATATTTACTATTATATGCCAGATTATACAGACATTGTTCAAGAATTTGTTTGGCAAACTAATGACTATGCTCCAGAACTTCCAAGAGTGCATGAGTTTTTAAATTATTGGAAAGAAAACATCGATGCAGTAATTAAAGAAGTATCGGTTGCATATACATACGAGAACGATAAAAGATACAGACAAGCAACTTTTTATGAAAAGATAGACTCATGGCATTAGTACCAAAACTTGGTGTACAGTTAGAAACCGAACAACTGACTCAAAATTTAAACTTTCTATCACCACTTGGTTTTAGATTTCTATTAAATCGTGCGCCTGGTGTTGAATACTTTTGTCAGTCGGCAACACTACCAACTATCTCTATGGTCGAACTACAACAACCAAGTCCCTTTGTTGTCAATCCAAGACCAGGCGATAAGATTACATACGAACCATTCACACTTCGGTTTCGTGTAGATGAGAACATGACTAACTATCTTGAGATATTTAACTGGATCAATGCTCTTGGTAAACCAGAAAACTTTCAACAATATGAGAACATTCTTTCTGATGGTAGCATTCTACTTCTTTCTTCTAATAACAATCCAAAGATACGGATTGCATTTCAAGATATGTTTCCTCTATCGCTTTCACCACTTGCTTTTGATGTTACGCAATCTGATGTTGAATATCTTGAAGCGGATGTGATGTTCCGCTACAGAATATTTACTGTAGAAAATATCTAAAATCTATTGACAATATTTCTAAACACGTTATAATAGGTCTTGTACCTTATGATGGATAATAACATTGATGATGCTGATGCATGGTATATGTATCCACAATATAGATGGTTATTTAATAAACTTGATGTTGCTATAAGACTTGGTTATCAAGCTGGACCAGCTTGTATTCCAATTAATCAATCGGGCAATTATATAGTACGACCTATATATAACTTATATGGTATGGGTATTGGTGCTCATAAGTTATATATTGATATATCTCAGTCTAATGATATGAAGAATCATGCTTTAATCCCACCGGGTTATTTTTGGTGTGAGTATTTTGAAGGCAATCACTATAGTATTGATTATAAAAAAATAGACGGTGTGTGGAAACCTTACTGCACAATGATCGGTAAAACAAACCAAAAAGTATTGACTAAATTTCATAGTTGGATTAAAATAGAAAATATTGATATAGATATACCTAAATGGGTAAACGATATCAATGTAGAAAGATTAAATATCGAATCGATTGGTAATAGAATTATTGAAATACACCTTAGAACTGGTAACAATATGATGTATAACTTTCCTATTGGAACAAAAATAATACCAATTTGGGAAGGTGATTCAGACAATATAAATATACCAAACGATGATATCAATAGTCGTTATGACGCTTCTGGTTTTTTGGAACATGTGAGATTGGGATATAAAATTGAAACTTGATGATATTATTAGTATGTGGCAAGATGACGTGAAGATTGACGAGACTGAACTTTCTCGTGAGAGTATCAATACTCCTATTCTTCATGGTAAGTATCTGAAGCATTATTCAGAACAGAGACTTAAACTTCGCAGTCTCAAACTCAAACAAAAACAACTTCATTCAAAATTAATGGATTACTATCGTGGTGATCTTAACAATCCGCAAGACCTTGCCGAGATTGGTCGTGAACCATATCCGCATAAAAGACTCAAACAAGAAGTATCATCTTATGTAGAATCAGACAATGAAATGATTGAACTAAATATCAAGATTGCTTATCAATCAGAGTTGGTTGAAGTGCTTGAAGAAATAATGAAGAACATTAATACTCGTGGATTTGTCATTAAAAATAGTATTGACTTTTTACGATTTACGAGTGGTAATTAGGGAGTGAATACATGAGTAGAAATGGTATTAGTAATCAAATGTTCAATGATGATAGAATTTATTCCACATCAAGAGTAGATAGTTTACAAAGCAATCAGTTGACCTTTTTTGACCTTTGGGAAGATAAACTCGATGATGGTCATGAAACTACATATCAACTCTTTTCTCCTTATGGGGAAATCATTGAACTAACATTTACTACAAATGATCCGTCTGCATTTAATCAATGGTGTATTGATGAAGGATTAAATCCTGAAAAGATTCACGCTATTGCAGATGAAGGATTAAATTCAGCGCATAAAGAATGGTTTGTAAAGAAGATTGATAATCCTGTTGAAGAGCCAGAACCAATCGTAGAAGAAAAACCAAAGAAGACTCGTCGCAAGCGTAGGACGAAAGAACAGATTGCTGCTGATAAGGCAAAAGCTGAAGCAGAAAAAACAAAAACTACACAAAAGCCAAAAAGAAAACCTCGTGCAAAGAAACCAATTAAAGTTTTGGAAATTGGTGATAAGGTAGAAGATAAACTACCAGAACCAATCTTTGATGAAGATCATGCTCAAGACCAAGTGATTGCTCAAATTTTTACTGAAGAACCCATTGAATCAAAACCCACTAATCGAAAACAACGAAGAGCCGCAAAGAAACGAAAAAGGAGATAGACTCTATATTATAAAAGACAGTGAATAATGTCTAATAATAAAATTGAAATATCAACCACAGTTTTTGATAGACAATAGTGTGAAAAGTAATACCTTAATAATAACTAAAGTCAATGAAGTCTACATGCAAATCGAATCGGAAGCAGTGATTCGGCAGGAACTCCATGACTTTTTTTCATTCGCTGTTCCTGGTGCTAAATTTATGCCAGCGTTTAAGAATCGGATGTGGGACGGTAAAATAAATCTTTTCAACACAATGACAAAGCAGTTATATCTTGGGTTACTTCCTTATGTTGAACACTTTGCGGCTGAACGAGATTACGGTATTGAAGCAAGTGAAGAAATAAATGCTCAAGAGAACTTTTCACTGAATGAGGGTAAAGAGTATATTTCTAATCTCAAACTTAAACTTACTCCACGTGATTATCAAACCGATGCGTTTGTTCATTGTATTCGAAATCATCGTGGATTGATTGTATCACCCACTGCTTCTGGTAAATCATTTATCATCTATCTACTTGCAGAATATTATCAAAAGAAAACTCTACTCATTGTTCCTACAATTTCACTTGTCCACCAGATGCGTTCTGACTTTATCGAATATGGTATGCACGAAGACGACATTCATATTATTATGTCTGGCGAAGAAAAAACTACAGACAGATCAGTTGTTATTTCTACATGGCAATCAATATATAAA